CACTACAATACTATTTTTAGTTTCCATGTTTAAAAATTTTTCCTTTTAATTTACGACTTTTTTTACCATTTATTATATTAAAAATTGTCATAGCATCAACTTCATAATGATTACCAGCTTGTGATAAACTTGGCCATTTATTTATTTCTCTACCATCATAATCTATTTCAATAACTTCCTTAGCAACTGGATTTTTATAACCATTTTCATAAAGTTTTTTATGTGTTTCACTCATTTTATTTTTTGATACCTCACTAAACTCTTTTTTTTGTGTCCAATGATTATTACCACCTTGAGCTTCACTTTTTATTTTGTTTCGCCATTCTGGATGTTTTAACCCTAAATTAGCTTGTCTAACTTTTTCTTTTGTTTCTTCACTACGTTTAATACCTAATGAAGAATTGGCAATAAGATTAATATTATATTCAGGTTTAAACTGGTTTATTAACCTTTGTTCTGCTTCTATTAATAGTTTTTCGTTGAAAACTTCTTCTAATAGATAAAAAATAAAAGCTTCTTTACCATGTTTGTTATAAGAATTCTGTAATTTAGAGTTTTTATGCTTCCCATTTTTTAATTCACTAAAATGTCTATTTCTACGTTTATAAACATTTTTAGACGACCCAATATATTGTTTTTTATTCAAAGTATTTTCAATACAATATACCCCACTTTTTATTTCCATGATGATATTTTATTATAAATATCATCACTTCATTAAAAAGTCTTCCTTCCATCAAAATCAATTGCAAATACTAGACTATTTGCTTTGTTTAGGTTTTGTCCCATCATTTTTAATTTTAGCAAGTGTTATATTTGAATATAACTTATTTCCTGTGATTTCACTACCCATCCAACTCAAAGGTACAAACTCGGTTGCATCTTTTTCATTTGTGAATTCAACTTCAACTACTACCAAATTATCTTTATACAAATCAATATCAATAGTGTATTTCTTCTTCTTCATTGTGTACCTAGATTTTTCAATCTTAAGTTTACACTTATTATACATCTCAATAGCATCTTTTAATGGTATAGCATATTCATATTCATCTCTAACAAAAGAGCCAGTGTACTTGATACAAATAAAAGCTTTAGAGTCATTATAAATTCTAACTCTAAGTTGTTTATTTTTCCCTAAAAGAATATAGCCTTGTTTAATTTCAACTCTATCAGAGCCTTTATAAGGAACTGGCTTAGTCCCAATTAAAAATTTACGTTCAATTTCTTTTGCCATTTAATTGTTTTTGCAAATATACGTTAATGTATTTATATAACCAAAAAAAATGGGATATTTTTAGTATCCCATTTTAGTTTAAGTTAAGGTAGTATATTCTCCATTAATAAAGTTAATGCGCCCGTTTAAAAAATTTATATAAATAAACGATTTTTATACTTTTCATGATATTTATTAATATGAAGAATATAAAACATGGAAATAAACTTACAAACGAAATTGTAATATCACAGTTTATTATAAAAAACAAAAATCAATATAATTACTCTAAAGTCAATTATTGTGGTGATAATATAGATATTATTATTATTTGTCCGATTCATGGTGAGTTTAAACAAACACCAAGTAATCATAAACGAGGTCAAAAATGTCCTAAATGTTGTGGTAAAAATCTAACAACCGATGAAATTATAGAACAATTAAAAATAAAACATAATAATTTTTATGATTATTCAAAAATTATCGATATTAAAAAAGTTTCAAATAAAATTAAAATTATATGCCCAATACATGGTGAATTTGAACAGACAGTAAATAACCATAAAAGAGGCCAAGGTTGTAAGAATTGCTCTGGCTTAGAAAAACCAACATATGAAAAATTAATAATTGATTTTATAGCAATTCACGGAAATAAATATGACTATTCTAATGTTATATATCAGTCGGCACATAAAAAAATTAAAATTATATGTCCTATACATGGTGAATTTGAACAGACTCCTAATAATCATAAAAATGGTAATGGTTGCCCTATTTGTAAATTATCTAAAGGTGAGAATGATATTAAAATCTTTTTAGAAAAAAATAATATAAAATATATGCCACAATATAAATTTGAAAATTGTAAAAACAAATTAAGATTACTATTTGATTTTTATTTACCAAAATATAATATATGTATTGAATATAACGGGTTACAACATTACAAACCAATAGAACATTTTGGAGGTATAAAAGGATTTACTGAGAGAAAGATTAATGATAAAATAAAAATGGAATATTGTAATAAAAACAATATTCCATTAATTGTAATAAAATATAATGATAATATTAATATTATTTTATCTAAAATAGAGTCGTGAAACCAGTATTACCATTTTTATCTTGAATAAAGTTGATATGCTGTGCTTTACCATCTTCATGAATCAGTACATGTGATTGTAACCATGAGCTTGGCCCTAGATTATACCCAACTCTTAGATTTGTTGAAGTTCCTACAGCTAATGCACCATCTTTACGACTTGGTGAGTGATAATGTCCTACAACAATTTTTGTATTTAATTTTCTAAATTGAAGCAATGACCCTCTAGTACCACTGGCACCAATATCACCATGTTGACCTAATTCCCAATTCTTAACTGTATAAGCTTCACGGCGGCCTAACGTTTTGAAAGCTGGATAATGCTTATTAATTATTTCTGGAATAACACCTTTTACTTCATCTGAATTAAGAGCATATTGCTTTAATAACATCGCAGAGTATTCCATATAAACCAAAGAGTTCTTACTCGTTGGTTGTTTCTTCCAATCTTCATTTTTTAGCCATCTATCCAAGAAGTCATCGTGATTGCTTCGTACTATTACAACATTCTCAAACTTTTGAAAAGGCTTAAGTCCAGTTATCATTGCGTTCACTTCTTTTTCAAGTGAATTAGTACCTTTAACTTCTTTACCAAATTGTATGAAAGGGTCTTTCATTTGGTGATGACTGATTGAGTCACCATCGAATACGTCATGAAGAACTACATGTTTTGGTTTAAGTGTTTCAAGTAATTCAAAGGTCTTATCTAATACTTGTTGGTCATGATGGCCGTAGTGTATATCCCCAAGCACCGCAGCGGCTATGGTGTTTATACGTTTAACTACTGAATCTTCAACCTTATTAAATAAATCAGTAAATGAACCTGTTCTATCATTCGCTGTAACTTGTCTAACAAAAAAAGTGTCTTTATCTTTTATCTCAACTACAACAAACCCTAAAGTATGGTGAAATTCACCTTGTTTACCAGATTTAGAATCAGTATAATTCATTTGAGTACAAGAACCTGTTGTTAACATCATTTTAGGTTTTTTACCTTCAAGTACTGGAATCATTTCCATTTGAACTTTAGGACTACCAAAAATACAAGAATTAACGCCTGACATACCTTGAAGACCAGACATTGGGTTGGTTCCTGTTGGTTGAGTCTTAATGTCAGACATAATAGAAAGATATTTATGTATATCATGTCTATTTGCATCCAAATAAGGTAATATTTCATCATCCCATACATCAAATTTTCTATCAGTAAATACTGATGTAGGATTTTTATAACGACCAGCGATTACGTGAATATCAGCATCAATATGTGCAGCATAAGCTTTTATATTCTCAAAAAATTTTGTATGAATATTGGTATTATTCTGAGCCCAAGTAATTATAAAACGTGTTTTGTTTCTATCCGCTTTTCTTTTTTTAGCCAGTTCATATTGTTCCGATTCAACATCTGTTTTTTCTTTGAAGTTAAGTCTAGTGAACCATTTTCTCATAGTCCTCTCAGAAACCATAAATTCATCACCTAATTTTATCGCCAATTTTTCAACTGTTAAACCTTTATTTACCCTATTATAGTAGGCATCTTTGATACAATTTTTATCATTATCAGATAAATCTTTAAAACGTTTTTTATTCATTTTTATTTAATTGTTTAATTATTTTACTAACATTTTCATTATATTTAACTATAATTAATTTTATATTATTTTTATTACAATATTCTTTTTTTATACTATCTTTTTTTTGTTGTTCAATTAATCGTTCCTTTCCACCCCAATTATCAATTGCTTTGTAGTGTTGAATACCATTATATTCAATACATGTATTATACTTGGGTAAATAAAAATCAAACGGTAACGCTATTTTATATTTACAGCCATCAAACCTTTTTTGTGGTATAAAATTTATTTCATTGTTATTTAATAAATCTCTAATTTTTTTCTCACCGTTTGATTCTTTGCAAATAGGACATCCCTGCCCTTTTAAATGATTTTGTGGTGTTTGTTCAAATTCACCATGTATTTTACAAGTAATTTTAACTTTTGTATTGAACCCATTATAATCTACCAAAGAGTAATTATATTTATTACAATGTTTTTTATTAGCTTTTTCAATAAAATTATTATTAATAACCCTATTAATTAAACTACACTTTAAACAATTAGCACCTTTTAAATGATTATTAGGTGTTTGTTCAAATTGACCATGTGTTGAACAAATAATTGTAATATTTTCATCATAAGTTTTATATTCAGCTAGTGAATAATTATATTTATTACCATGGACTATCTTAGCTTTTTCTATAAATTTATTAATATCTAATTTTTGTTTATCACATGAACATTTTGAACACCCATAACCAGCTAAATGCCCACTAGCTCTTTGTTCAAATTCGCCATGAATTGGACAAATAATAATGATTTTTAATTTACTTTCAATATATTCAACTAACGAATAATCATATTTATCACCATGAACCATCTTAGCTTTTTCTATAAATTTTAATGTTTTACCTTCCATAATAATAATAATAAATATCAATGAAAAGTTAAAAGGTCAAAGTTTTCACCATTTACGAACTGTTCTTTCTGATTTTCCAAATAACTCCATAAGTTCCTTCATTCGGTCATCCCAAGACATTTCTTTGTCGGTATAAATACCTCTAGCTTTGACAATTAAGTCATCTGTTAGTTCTTTAAATTTCATATTTTAATTGATTAGTTTCCAAGCTCTATTATTTATAAATCACCCATTTAGCACCATTATATTCAGTTTTACCCTTAACTAAAATATGATATCTTAAAGCATTATGCCCATAACCATTTTCTACTTCAGCCTCTGTCATACTATTATATCTTTTAATTAATTTATTATCTAATGTATATTTCTCAACTTTAACACCAATTGTACTCACTAGTCCTTTTTCCTTAAGTGTTTGACTTATTTTTCTCTTCGTTTCCTCACTAAGAATTTTATTTTTATTCCCAAGACTAATTTTATTTTTTTGCTCTACAGATAATGGCTTTCCCAATTTATCCTTATTCATATTACTACCATCAATTTTAACACCTAATTTAGATTTACTTATCTTGTTTTTAGTTTCTTGGCTTCTTATTAACCCAGTTAGTTTATAGCTTATTTTATCTTTTGTTTCTTGACTTCTTTTTGTACCTGTCTGAGATTTTAAACCAGTTATTAAAACCATATTGAAATCTGGGGTTAATTTATCTATCCATTTTTGCTCAATCTCCAATAATAAATTAACATCGTTAACAACTTCAATAATTTCAAAAATAAAATTACACACCCCATATTTGTCATATGACCTTTGTAATTTGCTTGAATGATGACGACCAACTTTTAAATCGTTTAAATGCCTTTTAACCCTAGTAATATAATTTATAGCACTTCCGATATAACATTTACCGTTTACTATATTAGTAATTTTATAAACTACCATTTCTTTTTCCATAATACTCTTTATTAATAAATATCAACTTATTCTTAAAAGTACTTACTTTAAAAAAACTTTCCTAATATTTTTTCCATTCCCGTAAATGATAACGGGTCTTATATGTACCAAGGGTGAAATGACCATTATACATAATGATATCTAACGCTATTGGTAATTCTGATAATAACTTATCCCATTCAGCTATTTGCTCAGGTGAATAAGTTGGTAAATCAGAGGTATTGAATGGGTCAAAATCAGCTGGCAATCCATTTAAAATCAAATCAATTGCTTCATAAACATTACTCTCATTGAATAGTAATGGGTCATCAACATCTTCAACACTAACTATCATCTTATTATCTGGTGTGCTAGACCATTTAAGTTGTTTGAGCAATTGAACATGCTCATTTTTTAATTCAAATTTAACTATACTCATTATATTTCATTATTTAAAATCTTATCAACAATTTCAGTTACACCTTCAACTGCTTTTTTATTAACATAAATAACTTCTAACCCCATACTACTTAGTATTGGACTAGGTTTAGGGTCAATATAAATTATTGTTGTTTCTGGCTTAACCTCTTTAACCATATGACTAGTATAGCTAATATCAAAACCAGTCCCTATTATTAATAAATAATCACAATTACGGATAAGTTGGTATGCTTTATCAAAATTATAAGGATACTCACCGAACAATACTAAATGTGGTCTTAATTGAGAACCTGCTGGACATTTATCACCTATTTTTATATCTTCACTACAATTATAAAATTTATTAGGGTCTCTAACACCTCTCATCTTAAGAAGTTCACCATGTAAATGAAATATTTGTGTTGAACCGCAACGCTCATGTAAATCATCTACATTTTGCGTTATAATATTCACTTCAAATCTTTCTTCTAAATTAAATAAAGCCTTATGAGCATCATTTGGTTCAACTTCAGCTAAAGCTTTTCTTCTATCATTATAGAAAGCTAAAACTTTTTCTGGTGTATTCTTCCAAGCTTCACTTGTTGCAACTTCATCTATCTTATAGTTATACCATAATCCATTTGCTACATCCCTAAATGTAGGTATACCACTTTCAGCACTTATACCAGCACCAGTAAAAACAGTTATCTTTTTCATACTTTAAAATTTACCTTTTATTTCTTTTATTTTTTCCGAAACCCTGCGTTCAACTTCCTCATTGAATTTTTTAGTTATTAACGTTTCACAAATATTGTTAGCTAAATTATCAATTCTAAACTCAAGATACGCTGCAACTTCTTTTTGAAGAGTTTGAATCTCTTTACTAATTAGAGGATTAATTTCTCTGGCTACAAAATCATCAAATTTTTTACTAACATTTGTTATTGCTTTTTTTAAATGAATTTCCGAATGTACTTCAATAAGTTCCTTAATTATTTCGTTGGTTTCTTGTTTGGTAATAACTAGATAATCACCGTTAGAATCTTGCAATGGTACAAGTTCAGCACTATTTAGACTGCGAAGTCTTTGAGGTATTGGTTTTATATTCAATTCAGGCATTAGCAAATATACGAAACATTAATATAAAAATCAATGTTTCGTATATATTTTTACTAATTAATCTACTTTAAACCCAATTCCAGTGTTTTTATCCATCTGGCTCATATAGAATCCTTTATAAGATTCTTTAATTAGTGATATGGTATCTTCAAGAGTCCATTTATCATCATCTGCTGACATTTCTTTGATGTTATCAGCTAAATTTGCAATAAAAGCTCCAGTTATCTTAGCTCTTTTACCTCCAATAGACCCTTCAAGTGCTTGATAAACCTCTTTGATTTGATATTTCTCAGGTAAGTGTATTTTACAAACACCTTCAATCTGTTCTGGAGTTAAGAATGTATAATCCAATGTCATGTTGAAACGTCCTGGTCTTTCTGCCGCTTTATCAACAAGACCTTTATCATTTGTTGAGGCTAAAAGACTGATTTTTCTTTTCTTAACACCATCAAAAAATGATAAGAATTGACCTAACAGGTTGGTATAACTTCCTTTATCTCTTGAACCTAAATACAAGTCAATATCATCCATTATAATAACACCCTTTTCAAATATTTCACATGCTTCAAGAATAATTGTAAGGTCTTCAGCAGTTGTAAATTTCGGAATAATAAAAGTAACATCTGGTATAAGTCTTTTTATTATTTCACGTATGCTTTCGGTCTTACCCGTACCTGGTTCACCATTTAAAAGATATCTTGCACTACCACCTCTAGCAACTCTAGCTATGAAATGTTCAATAAACTTTCTCTGGATATCACTCATTATAAGATTGGTAGTATATTTACTCATATCAATAATATCGATACCATTAAATCTACCTTCACTTAATTTAATTTCAAGACATTTACCCTTGAATTTTGAATTATTAAACGCAATACCTTTAATTTTCTTAAATATGTCGCTTAATTTGTTTGTTGAAATACCAACTTTGGAACTAATATGTAACTCAGTGATAATTGTATTTCTACCATCAATAAACATTGTGGTTTGGAAGAAATAGTCATTGGTATCGTCAGCAATCTGGCCGTTAAACCACCAACTGTTTGTCACTCTAAATGGAGAACCATATGTAATGCGACCAACTTTATCAGTACTACCATAGCTAGTGATGGTTAGTATGTCAGATGGTTTTTTATAAACACTATGAAAGTATTCATTAAAAATCGCAAATTCGATAAATGTGATACCAAAGCTATCACCATTTGTTGGATAATCCTCATCTTCTTCTTCACCCTCGATTTCTTCAACAGTTGGAAGTCCTATCGCTTGATTTGGCTCCATATAAGGTGGTGGTTCGCAAGATGTTATCCCTAATGATATGTCTTCAAAATCTAGGTTTAAATCTTCTAATTTAATAAATTTCTTTCTGCCCATGTGTTTTTATTTTATTTTTATGTATAAGCTAATTACTTTCTTTTTTTCTGACCATTTATTTCCATTTTTTGAATGGCATCTGTATAAGATATTGGAGTATAATTTATTAGATTACAACCAACATCAATAACCTTACGACCAATATAGTAATCATCACTTTCGCCATGATGTAGATTTCCATGACAATGACTATGCTCTAGTTTCAATTTTATGTTCTTCAGTATTAAATCTCTCAAGTATTTCAGCTACTGAAAATAAATCATCTTTGGTTAATACGCATTTAAATGGTCCTTCTGGCGTTACCCAAACCTTATC